ATGGATTGATATGGAATACGATAACAAATTAGTTGAAGAAGCTCCTTACCATCCTGGTTACGAAGGAGCAGTGTTTGCTGATAAAGGTAGACCTCTTAGTCAAATTATTAGAGAAAGACTGAAGCAAAACAATGTAAGGTTCTTTGCCAGTGATAACATTAGTGACTATATTAGCGAGCAAGAAAGAGATTGGCTAGTCGAAGAGCTTGTAGATAAGTTCGCTGGTGTTCTTGACTCTCTAATCATTGATCGAGTAAATGATCCTAACAGTCAGGACACAGCAAGACGTCTTGCTAAGATGTATGTTTATGAGCTGATGGATGGTCGTTATACTCCTCGTCCAACATCAACATCATTTCCCAATGAAGGACCAGATCGGTTTGAGGGAATGCTGTGTGTAAGAGCAGAGCTAACATCGATGTGTTCTCATCACCACCAACCCGTTAAAGGGATTGCAATTATTGGGATCATTCCAACAGGAAGGGTGATTGGATTATCGAAGTATGTTAGAATTGCTCAGTGGTGTGCTCGTCGTGGTCAATTGCAAGAAGACCTTGTTAATCAAATTGCAAAAGAGATCATGAAGAGTTGTGATACAGAGAATGTTGCTGTTTATATTCAAGCCACTCATGGGTGTATGGAACATCGTGGTGTTGAAGCTCATTCAAGTCTAACACAAACATCTGTAGTTCATGGTCTTTTCCATAACGACTCAGTGAAAGCAGAGTTCTTTAACAATGTGAAGCTTCAATTATCGAAATGAAAGTTTATCTAGCTAAGTTTGTCAAGAATGGACACACTGCTTATAAGATTGGTCACACCAAGTGGTTTAAGTCGATCAAACGATTTGAGGATGAGGAATATAATGTATTTGACAATATTGTGATCCTCGATGATATTTACGTTGAACACAAGGATGCTCGTATAGCCAGACTTTGTAGTGAACTAGTAGAAGCCGCACTACAAGGAGTGTTTCCTAAAGGATTTAGACTTGAGGATCATTTTGTAACTGAGGCTAATACATTTGACGGTCTTTCAGGAATAACAGAATTTTTTATTTTAGAAGAAGATGTAAGTGAAGACAGGTTAGTAAACATATTTGCACGTGTAAAGAAGAGAGTCTCTCATATTGTAAGGAAATACAATGGACAATAAAAGTTTTATTTTTATCACCTTTCAGAAAGAAGGGATTCACCGTTATCCAGCTGCAGCAGAAAATCCTGAGCTTGCTACTGGTGATTGGTTAGATGTATCGTTCTTAGCATCACCTCATCGTCATATGTTCCATTTCCGAATTGAAATGGAAGTATTTCATGATAACAGAGACGTTGAGTTTATTCAGTTTAAACGTATCGTTGAGAATTGGTACTCACAAGGAACTTTGAAACTTGATTATAAGTCTTGTGAGATGATGGCTCGCGAACTTCATAGTAATCTATTCAGCAATTGGCCTGATCGTGATTATGTTGTAGAAGTTTCAGAAGATGGTGAGAATGGTTGTCGAATCTATTTTCCTAAAGAGTCAGTACGTTTATGATTAATTTTTGTCACATTTCCCCTACTCCATACTTGGAGACTTTTGCGCACCTTAATGGTGCGCATATTATTCTTGCACATCTTGTCGAACAAGATGAACAGTATAGAAAGTTCTATCGTAACTTAGATGATGGTAAGCCTAAGATTATGGACAACTCTGCTTTTGAGATGTTCAAACTTGGTAAACCAATGTATCCATCTGAGAAGCTAATTGATCTTGGCAAGAAAGTGAAAACTGATTACATCGTGATGACTGACTATCCTCGAGAGCATTGGTCTAAGACGATGGACAAAGCAGTAGAAATGGTTGAGCCAATCAAAGAAGCTGGATTTGGAACTTTCTATTGTCCTCAAAGTGATTTTGGTGACATGGAGGGACTATTAATATCGATTGAATGGGCTTTAGACAATATTGATATCGACTTGATTGGCTTATCTATCCTCTCATGTCCAATTGCTTGTGGAGTTAATGAGACGAAGCATAGTGATGGCCTTAGAGATGATGCATATAAAATGCAACGTTTTTTATCTCGTTGGCGCGTATTTAGAGAAATGGAGAAGAGAAAACTCCTACATAAAGTAGATGGAGCTAAGTTTCATTGTCTTGGAATGGTTGATGGTCCTAGAGAGATTGAGTTGTTAGAAGATTATCATTGGGCAATTTATAGTTGGGATTCAAGTGCTGCAATATGGGCTGGATTCAATGGTATCCGTTTTGATGACTCACCTACAGGTCTTAGGTATGGTAAGTTTGAGAAAGAAGTAAACTTTAATGTTGATGATATACCGTTGTCTAAAATTAATAATGCGATCTATAATTGCAACTACATCAATAATCTTTTAGAGGAACGAAATGAATTATAAATTTAAAGAAGATGTATTTTTTGATGAGCTCAGGGATTATGTCGATAGGACTTATGGTGAGCATTACGTAAACAATGGTGAGATCCAAGTTGTGGATGTATGGCATGCACGTGGTACACTTTCTACGACAGCAATTGATACAGCATTGAAGTATATGATGCGTTATGGTAAGAAGGATGGTAAGAATAAGAAGGATTTATTCAAAGCAGTTCACTATATCATGCTTACAATGTATACTGATGGATTATTAGATAATAAGGATTATATTATTCATGATGAAGCACATATTGAGCCCACACTCGACTACAACCCTCACGAACACGCAACCAGAGGATTCCCAACCTAACGCTGTTGATCTAAGACTTGGGAAAGTCTTTAAGATACATGAATATGTTTTTGAGATTTCTAACGACCATAAGAAGCATCGTGGTTCAGAAGAAGTTCAACCACTAGCTGATGGATACTACTATCTTGAACCTGGTGATTATGAAGTCGTCATGGAAAATATTATCCATGTAGGTGAAGGTGAGGCAGGTTGGGTAATCACTCGTTCAACACTCAATCGCAACGGATGTTTCTTAACATCCGGTCTTTATGATACCGGGTATCATGGAGTGATGGCTGCTGTTCTCCATGTTGGTGTAGGAATAGCAAAGATCAAACAGGGGACAAGAATTGGTCAGTATATCAGCTTTCAAGCTGAAAACATTGGTTCATATGATGGTGATTACGGGATCGGAAAACAACATGATAAAAAATATGGAGTCGAATAATGGGTTTTGAAATTAAAGTAAGTATCGAAGAGCTCCGTAAACGCAAGATATTTCTTGCAACGCCAATGTATGGAGGGCAATGTGCAGGAATGTTTGCAAAATCTGTAGCTGATCTTGCTGCAATTTGTTCCAAATATCAAATTCCTCTCCAGTTATATTTTCTTTTCAATGAGTCGTTGATTACTCGAGCCCGTAACTATTGCGCAGATGAGTTTATGAGGAGCGATGCAACTCATATGATTTTCTTGGATAGTGATATCGGATTCAATCCTCAAGATGTTATTGCATTACTTGCATTGCAAGATGACGACAGTCCATATGATGTGATTGGAGCTCCATATCCTAAGAAATGTATCAGTTGGGAAAAAGTCAAGCAAGCAGTAGATAAGGGAATTGCTGATGAAGATCCTAACGTATTGGAGAAGTTCGTTGGTGACTATGTGTTTAATCCCAAAGGCGATCAAAAAGAGATACCTATTGGTCAACCTGTAGAGGTTCGCGAGATTGGTACTGGTTTTATGATGATTCGTCGTAAGACATTTGAAAAATATACAGAAGTGTTCTCAGAACTTCATTATAAGCCAGATCATATTCGTACAGCAGCATTCGATGGATCAAGAGAGATCATGGCTTTTTTTGACTGTATCATTGATCCGGAAAGCAAACGCTACCTTTCTGAGGACTACATGTTTTGTTATAATGTTCAGAAAGCTGGTATGAAGGTTTGGTTCTGTCCTTGGATGCAGACACAACACGTTGGGATGTACGTTTTCGGTGGTAGCCTAGCAGACCTAGCATCTATTGGTGCATCTGCTACCGCAGATGCTAGCAAGATTGGTGGGAAGACTAAAAAGAAATGAAACTATCAAGTAGAACCCTTCAAGTATTGAAGAACTTTTCTACAATCAATCCTTCATTGTTGTTTAGGACTGGTAGTGTTATCACTACCATGTCTCCGATGAAGACTGTGATGGCACGTGCAACTGTCAAAGAATCGTTTCCTCAAACTTACGCTATTTTTGATTTGTCTAGATTTATTGGCGTTCTTTCAATGTTCAATGATCCAGATATCAAGATGGAACAAACTTTCCTTGTGATCTCAGAAAACAATCGGGTTGTCAATTACACCTATGCTGATCCAGAAATGATTGTCACACCTCCAGATAAACCTATCAAGTTTCCTGAAGATGCTGAGATTTCTTTTTCAATGCCTGCTGATGTTCTTCAGTCAGTTTTGAAAGCAATCAACATTCTCCAAATGAGTGAGTTCTCTGTTACTGGTCGAAATAATAAAATTTGTGTTGGTGCTGTTGATACTAAAAACCCTACTGGAGATACATACAACATTGAAGTGGGAACTACCGAACACAATTTTAGTATGATCTTTAAATCAGAGAATATTAAACTGATTGCTGGCGACTATGATGTAAAAATTACTTCACGTGGACTTGGTTACTTCAAAGGAGACGACGTTGATTATTGGATACCAACAGAATCAAGCTCAAACTTCGGTAGCTAGATGCCCCGTTTGTAAATTGTTGATTGAAGATATTAAAGGTTGGCCTTGCTATGACGCTAAATGTCCTACATTATCATGCGTGAAGAATTTCTTTGGGTCGAGCGATATAGACCGAAAACTATTGCAGACACAATCCTGTCTAAACAATTAAAGGCTACATTTCAACAGTTTGTTGATGATAATAACATTCCTAATTTGCTTCTTACTGGTCGCGCTGGTGTGGGCAAAACCACAGTCGCTCGCGCTATGCTTGATCAGTTGGATTGTGATTATATCGTTATTAATGGGTCCCTTCATGGTAACATTGATACTCTTAGAAACGATATTCTTGCTTTTGCTTCTACCGTTAGTTTTAGTGGTGGTAGGAAGTATGTTATTCTTGATGAAGCTGATTACTTAAACCCGAATAGTACACAGCCTGCTCTTCGTAATTTTATGGAAGAGTATAGTAAGAATTGTGGATTCATTCTCACTTGTAACTTCAAGAACAAATTAATTGAACCTTTATGGTCAAGATGTTCTGTTGTTGAGTTTAAGATTCCTAAAGAAGAGAAACCTTCTCTTGCGTCTCAATTCTTCAAAAGAGTTTGTGATATTTTAGAGAAAGAAAAAGTTAAATATGTCGATAAAGTAGTAGCTGAGCTTGTTCAAAAGTTCTTTCCAGATTTCAGGAGAACATTGAACGAACTTCAAAGATATGCTGCTACCGGTGCTATTGATAGTGGGATCCTCTCTAATTTTACGGATGAATCGTTCAAGACTCTAATAGATTTCATGAAGAAGAAAGATTTCAGTAGTGTGAGGAAATGGGTTGGTGAGAACAACGATATTGATCCAGTTGTCCTTTTTCGTAAACTATACGATAATGCTTCAACAATGTTAGCAAATAATGCCAGCGTTGCTCAACTTGTAATGATTATTGCAAACTACCAATACAAGTCAGCTTTTGTAGCAGATCAAGAGATTAATACAACGGCTTGTATGGCAGAACTTATGGTGAACATGGAATGGAAGTGATAAAGTCAATACCATTGAAAATGGTTGAATGTGTAGATGGTTCTATTGGATACTTTGTTAAGCAAACAGACCAAGGATATTTAATTAGAATACCGAACAAACACTGGCCATTTCCTGAGCATGTATTTCTTAAACGTAATCAATTTAAATATGTAACTGAAAAACTTTCGGAGCAATTTGATGAAGCACCTTTCTAACAAGTATACTGCAAAAGTTGTTAAAGATCCTGAAACGGGTGACTCTCTCTTAGAGTTTGATCAAAAGTTTGTTGAAGAACAGGATTGGAGAGTGGGTGACACTATTAAATGGAATATCACCGATAAGGAAGTAACCATGACTAATGTTGATGCTATAGCAAGAAAAGAAACCGATTATTATCTTGTTGAAACAATTAGCATATTCCGTATGAGGTACGTTGTCAAAGCAAAGAGTGCAGAGCATGCTTCTGATGAAGTGGTGATGAATTCTAGTAATACACAGTTTAAAGAGTTTTCCCAACACCACATAGATGAATCAATTTCATCTACTAGAAAAATGACTAGAGAGGAAATACTAGAGCTATGCAATCAGGATAATGATTACCTTACGTCTTGGAGTGACGAACAAAAGCTAAAGAATCTTACCAATACTATTGATTATGAAGTATGATGTCATAGTAATAGGCGGTGGTGTAATTGGAGTAACCACCGCCTATTATTTGTGGAAAAAAGGACTTGAGGTCGCTGTTATCGAAAGGAACGATCTTTGTTCAGAAGAAACATCGTTTGGTAACGGTGGTCAGATATCAGTATCTCATGCTGAGCCTTGGGCTCATCCTGGTGCTCAGTTTCAAGTTGCCAAATGGTTGATCAGCAAAGACAGTCCTTTGTACTTTAAACCACAATGGGATCTTCATCAACTTAAGTGGATGTGGGAATGGTTAAAAAATTGTAATCGTTCTAAATGTGAATATAACACTGCTTCGTTGACTACACAAGCGCTTGATTCATTAATTGAGTTGAATAAGGTAGTTAAAGATACTAAAATTAAGTATGATAGACTTAAGAAAGGTATCATTCATTTTTATACTGATAGTCATGAGTATGAAAATGGTTTAGAGGCCGCTAAAGTCATGAGGTTTTATGGACTCAGTATAGAAGAAGTATCTAGAGCATCTATAGTGGAACTAGAACCTTCTTTGGCTGGTTGTGATAGAATCTTAGGCGGAACTTACGCTCCAAACGATGAATCGGGTGATTGTAACCTTTTTACTAAGAACCTTGCTAATTGGCTTGAATCTAATGGTGTACGATTTTTCTATGATACTGTAGCAATTGCTCAGAAAGATAATTCTCTTGAATGTAGGATGTATGTTTCGAATCATGAAGCTCGATCATTTGGATTGGAAGCTAAACAGTTTGTGATAGCAATGGGTTGCTATAGTTATCCTTTTGTAAAGATAAACTATGGTAAAGAGCTTCTGATATATCCAGCAAAAGGTAGTTCGGTAACCGTTCCGATTATCGACCCATCCAAAGTGACTACTATAAGTCTTACAGATGATGAAAACAAAATTGTATACTCTCGCCTTGGTAATCGTCTCCGTATTGCAGGTACTGCTGAGCTTGCTGGATGGGATCCTGACGTTAACATTGGACGTTGTAAAGTGGTTGAACAACATGCTAGACGTTTGTTCCCAGAAGGTTGTGACTGGTCGAAATCGATGTATTGGTCAGGACTCAGACCAACAACCCCATCAAACCTCCCATATGTGGAAAGATTAAATGAAAATGTTGTCCTTAATACTGGACATGGAACATTGGGTTGGACTCTTGCTTGTGGATCAGCTTTCAAGGTTTCAAAACTTATATGAGCCCTTTTGATTTTGTCAATGCTATCAACAGCACATCAAAAAAAGATTTGATTGCTGATGATCCTGATTTGGAAAAATTATACGTGCCGTTTATGGTCAACAGAGCTTTATCATATTTTCCAGATACTGTTCTTCATGCAAACGAAATGAACTCATATAATACTCTCGACAATAAACTTCAAAACTCTTATCTTCTAAATATCGTTAGACCCTCCAAGCGGTTTGCTAAATGGGTGAAAAAGCAGGACAATAACGATATTGATCTCGTGATGGAATATTTCGGTTACAACCGCGAAAAAGCTATCCAAGCACTGTCGATCTTGTCTATTGATCAGTTAACTATAATTAAAAATAAACTGACTAAAGGTGATACTTATGAGCGTGATCGACAGCCTAGTGGAGGTAACACTTCCAAATGAAGAAGATTTTTTAAAGATCAAAGAGACATTAACTCGTATTGGAGTTGCTTCTAAAAAAGATAGAAAATTATATCAATCTTGTCATATTTTACATAAGCAAGGAAGGTATTACATAGTTCATTTTAAAGAATTATTTGCTTTAGATGGAAAACCTTCTAATTTTTCAGATGATGATGTTGGTAGAAGAAACACAATTGCAAATTTATTAGAAGAGTGGGGACTTGTAAAATTAGTATTGAAAGACAAATCATCATCTCCTGTCTCTCCTCTTTCTCAGATTAAAATTCTTGCGTATAAAGACAAAGATGGTTGGGAATTGATAGCAAAATACAATATTGGACGAAAAAACTGAAATGATTTCTAGATTATGGGATGAAAGGTTTTTAAAACTATCACAACATGTTGCTCAATGGTCTAAAGATCCAAGAACTAAAGTTGGAGCTTGTATTGTCAATGAGGATAAGCAGGTGATAGGTCTTGGATACAATGGGTTTCCCAGAGGCGTGATTGATCTTGAGTCAAGATATGAAGACAGAGAAACGAAACTCCTTTTGGTTGCTCATGCTGAACGTAATGCTTTAGATAATTGTTTTGTTAGTCCAAAAGGAAGCACGTTATATGTAACCCACCCACCTTGTAATGAATGTGCTAAGTCAATTATTCAAAGAGGAATAAAAAGAGTTGTAGCTGTTGCCGACAATTCAAGAGTACAGGATAATCCCAAAGTCACTAAACTAATGTTTGCCGAGGCTGGGGTTGAATATGAAACTTACTCACATCTACCTGAATGAAGAAAAGTTGGATGTAGCTTTTATGTACCTTGATAAAATGATAGCAATTGGCCACTACGGTGATTGTAAATTTGAGTTGTTGTTTAATGACCAAGTCAGTACGTTTGGAAATGCAATGCAAGCATTTTCATATGTTAATAGTATTATAAATACTAATGCTTTAGTGCGCTAGCAGTCCGAGGTAAGGCTAGCAAAATATTCCTCGGGCCAACGCCTTTTGGGTTGGTTTTTAACATTTACTCGCTTAATAAGGAGAACTTTATGACGTATCTTACGCAATTACCTTCTGTGTTTAAAGATTTTGACAAGTATTTTGTAGGATTTGATGATTCTTACAACAAACTTACAAAACTTCACGATGATATTACTAAACACATTCCAAACTACCCTCCATACAATATCCGTAAAGTAGATTCCAACAAATATGTTATTGAGCTCGCTATTGCAGGATTCTCTACTCAAGATGTTGAAATTACTTTAGAAGATAATAAACTTATCATTTCTGGTAAAGCTCAGGATGATAACGAAAACTTCTTGTTCAAGGGTATCGCTAATCGTGCATTTACAAGAACATTTGCAATCGATGATAATATTGAGATCAACGATGCAGCTATGTTGAATGGAATGCTGCGAATTGCTCTAGAAAGAATTATCCCAGAGCATAAAAAGCCAAAAAAAATTGAAGTTAAGGAAGCTGGTAAATCTTCTAAAAAAGAATTACTAGTTGAGGATAAGTGATTTCGGTTTTATTTGCAAAACTTAAAGACTTTGTGAGTAGGTGCTCTAACTCCAAAAGAGATGTAGAGCACTACCTTTCACAATCTGTAGACCGTGCAGATTTTGAACGCAGAGAACAGAAACTCAAGTACAAAGGATACCTATGATATTTTTTACCACTATTTGGAGATTCCTCGAAGCTATGGCTGAAGGTCGTAGAATGAGAGTTGAAAAGTCAGTACAGGAATATATTAGAAACCAAAGGATTTAAAATGAATAATATATTATGTTTACAATTAGTAAATGGCATGGAATTAATGGGTAAGTTGGATAAAGAAAATGAAAATAGTATTTCTTTAAAAGACGTAGCCCAAATAGCCACCATACCAAATCAAGCTGGTCAAATGAGTGTAGGATTGTTTCCTTGGTTACCATATGCCGAAAAAAGTGAGTTTCAAATACAAAATCATAATATAGTAGTTAAATTTATTCCTGGTTTAGATATGGTTAACAATTATAATAAATTTTTTGGGTCTGGTATTCAAATTGCTTCAGCTTCTGCTTTAAGGTGAAATCCTAAATAGGGGCATACTCTTTAGAGGAGCCCCTAATGTATTCTTTAGAATTATTACAGAAATTATTTCCCAAAACAAAGGCTGATGTACTGAATCGATACGTTGAACCTTTGAATCAAGCAGCTGGAATGTACTATATTTTAGACACAACAACAAGAGCTGCTGCATTTATAGCACAAGTAGGGCACGAATCAGGTGGATTCAATTTTGTTAAAGAGAATCTTAACTATTCTGCAGATGGATTGCTAAAAGTATTTCCCAAATATTTTCCAAACAGGCAGTTAGCAGAACAATATCAAAGAAATCCTCAAATGATTGCCAATCGTGTTTATGGTGGTCGTATGGGAAATGGACCTGAAACTACTGGAGAAGGTTATAAATTTTGTGGACGTGGTTTGATCCAATTAACTGGTAAGAACAACTATCAAAGAATGGCAACTGACTTTCAATGTTCACTTGATGAATGTGTTGCTTACCTTGAAACCCCAACAGGAGCTTGTTATAGTGCTGCTTGGTTTTGGGATGTTAATTTGTTGAATGACCTTTGTGATAAAGGTGATTTTGTTACTTTGACTAAAAGGATTAATGGTGGAACAATAGGTCTTCAAGATCGTATGCACCACTATCAACTTGCACTTCAATTAATGGGCTAGTAGCCTCTCTCTCTTTTTTATAGTATGCTAACATCTCTCATCGAGGTGATATGAACTTTTACACTAATATCCACATCCGTGGCAACGAAATATTACTTAGGGGATATGAAGCTGGAGAAAAAATCCAGGTTTCTGTTCCCTACAAACCTTATTTGTTTGTAACGTCACATGACAACAACACACCATACAGATCACTGAAAGGTGTTCCTGTTAAGAAGTTGGACTTTGAATCAATTAGAGATGCGCGTGAGTTTGTTACAAAGTATAAAGAAGTAGAAAACTTTTCTATATTTGGTTCAACAAACTATGTGTATACTTTTATCAACGATCGATACAAGGGAGAGATAAAGTATGACCCGTCAAAGATTTCAGTTGTCACAATCGATATCGAGGTCTCGTCGGAGGGAGGCTTTCCAAACATTGAACAAGCTGACAAACCAGTTACAGCCATTACTTTATCAAAAAACGGACACATGGTCGTACTCGGCTTGTTCGAATACGAACCCGAGCAGCAAAATGTAACATACATGCATTGTAATAACGAGAAGGATCTATTAGAAAGATTCATTCAAGTTTGGCGTTCAAAACAATTCAATCCAGATATCATTACAGGATGGAACGTTGAATTCTTTGATATGCCATACATCGTTAATCGGGTAAGACGTGTTCTTGGTGATTATAGTGTTAAGAGACTTTCTCCTTGGGAACTGATGTCTTCTCGAGAGTTTGAAATCAATGGTAAGCAAATAGTGTTAGAACAACCAGTCGGTATTACTGTTCTTGATTACCTAGGTTTGTATAGAAAGTTCTCATTTTCACAGCAAGAGAGTTATAAACTAGACCATATCGCATTCATTGAACTTGGAGAAAGAAAACTTGACTTCATTGCATTGGGTTATGAGACTCTTGATGAGTTTTATAAGAAAGACTATCGTAATTACATCAATTATAATATCCGAGATGTTGAACTTGTTGATCGTTTGGATGCTAAGCTCAAGTTATTAGAACAAGTATTTGCATTGGCTTACGATGGCAAGGTAAACTTTATCGATACATTGACAACTGTAAGAATGTGGGATATGATTATTCATAACCATTTACTTGAAAGAAATATTGTTGTTGAGAATCCCAAGATCACTGAAAAGCAGAGACAGATTGAAGGAGCATATGTCAAAGATCCTAAACCAGGAATGTATGATTGGGTGGTATCATTTGACTTGAATAGTTTGTATCCTCATTTAATCATGCAATACAACATCAGTCCAGAAACATTAGCTGGACAATGTATGAAGTTTGCAAATAAAGAACGGTTTGATGATTTTGGTAAACTTATAGATTACTCAGTCACAGATTCGATTACTATGTTTATAGAAGACAAAGCTCTCGATGACATGTCGATCAGAAACCAGTTGGTAGAGCAGAATGTCACTATGACACCTACTGGATGTATGTTCGATCGTGATTATCAAGGTTTCTTACCTAAGCTGATGGAAACGATGTACAACGATCGTTCTGAATGGAAAAAAAGAATGATCGATGCAAAGAAGAAGTATGAGATAAACCCTACAGAGGAGTTGCGGAACGAAATTGCAAGATGTCATAATATGCAGCTTGCAAAAAAGATCCAGCTAAACAGTGCTTATGGTGCTCTATCTAATGTTTATTTTCGTTGGTTTGATCCTCGTCTTGCTGAGTCAATTACTAAAGCAGGTCAATTATCCATCAGATGGATGGAAAAAAAGATTAATGAATATCTTAATAAATTATTCAAATCAACTGGTGAGGATTATGTCATTGCCTGTGATACTGACTCGATGTATATTAGGCTTGGACCATTGGTCGAGTCTATTTACAAGGACCAGAAAGATAATGATAAGATTGTCAAATTCCTTGATAAGGTTTGTGAAGATAAGCTAGAACCGTTTATTGATAAATGCTATGACGAGCTTGCATTGTATGTCAATGCTTTCGATCAGAAAATGAAAATGAAGCGTGAAGCGATTGCAAACAAAGGAATATGGACAGCAAAGAAACATTATATTCTCAATGTCTATAACTTAGAAGGAGTTCAATATAAAGAACCAAAGTTAAAGATACAAGGGATTGAGGCAGTAAGAAGTTCTACTCCATCAGCATGCAGAGAGTATATCAAAGACGCTCTGAAAATTATTATGAGTAGTACAGAAGAAGATCTTGTAAGATTTATAGATTCCAAACGAGTAGAATTTAAATCTAAGCCGTTTGAAGAGATCGCGTTTCCTCGTAGTGTCAAAGATATGAATAAGTATTACGACTCTAAAGCTGGTTATAGAAAGATTTCTAAAAGTGGCGTACCTATCCATGTTCGTGCTGCATTGTTATATAACCATCTTCTGAAAAAGAAGCAGCTAGATACTATTCTTAACCCGATCTATGAAGGTGACAAGATCAAGTTTGCTTACATGATGATCCCTAATCCAATCCATGAGAATGTCTTTGCAACTACTGGTTCATTACCAAAACAGTTTGGATTGGACAAGTACATAGATTATGATACTCAGTTTGATAAAGCATTTGTGGAACCAATCAAAACAATAGTTAATGTCATGGGATGGAGAACAGAACGTGCAAGCTCCACGCTTGATGACTTTTTCGGAGATTAAAATGATTAAAGATTTAAACAAACCAGAATTTATAAAAAACTTTTTTACAGGAGAAAAAAAGATTAATTTTGGGTGGAAAGAATGTGAGGATGCTTTAAATAAATCTATTTTTTATAAAAATTTGGAAATTATTGATAATGTTAGTAAATCAAAGGTTCAATTAAGTTTACTAGAAAGTTATTGGTTTGATAAAATTTTAGATATAAAAGAAATTTCCAATTTGATTAGTGTAAATTCTTTTGTTTTGCTCAACATGAGCGCATATAATAATAGTTTATCTTCTGTTTGTGGTTATATTGAAAACCAGTTTAATTGCCAAGCTGATGTTCACATTTACGGTGGTTTAAACACTCATTGTAAATCTTTTAAAATTCATAATGATAGTCCTAACAACTTAATTGTTCAGTTGGAAGGTACTTGTGAGTGGTTCATATACAATGAAAGAATAAACCATTCTATTAATTTAGATTCAGATGAAAACCTTACCTTAGTTATTAAAACTGTTTTAGAACCTGGTGATGCTATTTTTATCCCAAAGAATCAACTTCACCGATGCAATCCTCTCTCAAAAAGAATTTCAGCAAGTATCCCTTTTTTTGGAAATTTTGTTTCTAAAAGAGGGTGGATTAATTTGGAGGCATAAATGAAACAATCGATTGATGATTTTGATTTTGGTTTCACTACAGAGCAGGATACAACTCCTGCTCTTGCTGAATCTTTGAATGACTATAAATGTAGAATGGAAAGAATGTATAAGGCTATACTTCCTTTACTAAACAATCTTGAAAAAAATCCTGATCAAGAAATGATAAAATGGCCTAATAGGGACAAAAAAATAAAAGAATTTAAACTTAAATTAAAAAATATTTTGGAAGGTAAAGAATGATTTATTTCAAATCAGAAGGGAAGCTGCCAACATACAGTAAAGATTTTACTGAACCTAAAGGAGCTGCTCATGATAATTCAGGAAGTACTTACTTCACTGAAGCAATAGAAAAAAGATTTAAAGGAGAGCAAATTTACTATCTTGATCTTGGATGTGCAGGTGGTCAACTTGTTAAAGATATGCATGATAAAAGACATTTTGCTTTTGGAATAGAAGGATCACCTTTTCAAAAGCAAGAGAAAAAAAATAATTGGCCTTTAATTCCAAACAATCTATTTGTTGCTGATATTACAGAAAAGTTTAGATTTTATTCATACGATGAAAATGGTCAAAGTACTAAAATTTTATTTGATGTTATTTCTGCATGGGATGTTTTAGAACACATTCCTGAAAATAGGATTCCAGGACTAATCGAAAATTTAGTAAAGAATCTTAAACCTAATGGTTTTTTTGTTTGTGGTATTGCAGATTTTGAAGATGAAGGATATCATGTAACTCTACATGACAAAGAATGGTGGATTAAATTTTTTGAAGATCGTAGAATGAAGTTTGTTGAGGAAGATCCTCAAGAACTAGCTAGAAAATCTAGCTTTCATCTTAAATTTAAACTTGCGGAGATTTGATGACCGATTTTTTTAAGTCGTTAGTTAAAGAACTTAAAGACCCAAATACTTCCATACTAGAAGATGGTGAATCATCTGCAGAGTTCAGCGGTTGTATAGATACAGGCTCTTACATTCTAAATGCTGTATTGTCTGGAAGCCTTTATGGAGGGGTTCCAAATAATAAAATCACAGCATTTGCTGGTGAATCTGCTACTGGAAAAACATTCTTTGTCCTTGGTGTTGTCAAACAGTTTTTAGAAGATAATCCAACTGGTGGTGTGATCTATTATGACACTGAAGCAGCAGTAACAAAAGATATGATGTCTAAGCGTGGAGTTGATACTAAGAGGGTTGTCATTGCAGAACCAGACACAATCCAAAAGTTTCGTACACATGCAATGAAAGTTTTAGAATCATATGAAAAACAACCAAAAGATTCAAGACCACCTATGATGATGGTATTGGATTCATTGGGGTTGCTATCAACGACGAAAGAAGTAGAAGATACTACAGAAGGCAAAGATGTTCGCGATATGACTAAATCGCAAGTAATTAAAGGTGCCTTCAGAGTATTGACTCTCAAGTTAGCACAAGTCGGTGTACCAATGTTAGTTACTAATCACGTTTACGAACTTGTAGGATCATATGTACCAACAAAAGAAATGGGTGGTGGATCAGGACTCAAATATGCTGCCAGCACTATTGCGTTCCTCGGTAAAAAGAAAGAAAAAGATGGAGACGGTGACGTCATTGGAAACATTATCAAAGTGGCGATGCAAAAGTCTAGGTTCACTAAAGAGCACTCAAGAGTCGAAGTGTTACTTACTTTCGACAAAGGATTAGATCGCTATTATGGTTTGTTGGAGTTAGCTGAGAAACATGGTATCTTCAAGAAAGTATCGACAAGATACGAACTTCCAGATGGATCTACTGCATTTGGTAAACAGATCAACAACAATCCAGAAAAGTATTACACAACAGAAGTAATGGAGCAGCTCGAACTAGCTGCAGCTAAAGAATTTAAGTATGGGTTAGGAGAATGATAGAAGATTTTGTTAGACGTTCTTTAGCTACTATTCCGTCAGCTTGGGGTGATGGAAATTGTCGAGGTCACATAGATGTTGCTCAATTTTTGATTAAAGAAATTAAACCTCAAATTACTGTTGATCTTGGTGTAGATTATGGATACTCTCTTATTTCGCTTGCTTATAATAATCCGGGTATGGTGTTTGGCATAGATTGTTTTGAAGGTGATGAATGGACAGGTATTAGGAATACTTATGAATATGTAAATCAAAAAATTCAAGAATTAAATTTTAATAATGTCAAACTTGTGATAGGGTACTTTGATGACATAATTAAAACTTGGTATCTTCCAATAGACATTTTACATATTGATGGTTTTCATTCATATGAAGCTGTTAAAAATGATTTTGAAAAATGGTCTCCTTACGTTAAGAAAAACGGAGTTATAATGTTTCATGATACTAACAGTCACGACAGTAGGTTTGGTGTGAAACAATTTTTTAATGAATTGGATTTACACAAAGTGGAATTTTTTAATCACCAAGGATTAGGTGTAGTTAGTAAAAACCAACAAATTATCGAACAATTAAAAAATTTCAAACATGATTGAAAAGAGTGTAATCTCTAATCTAATCCTTGACGAACAATACTTCAGAAAAACAATTCCGTTCATAAAAGAAGAATACTTTCACGATCAAACTCACAAAGCTACGTTCAGGTTGATTGATCAGTACGTTAAGAAATACTCAAAGCAACCTTCTAGAAAAGCTCTGTTGATTGATCTTGAAGAGACTACTCTTTCACATGATGAAGTAAAAAACGTTAAGGAATTTGTAGATAACCTTGATAGTGATCCTATCAAGGACAAAGAGTGGCTACTTGATCAGACTGAAAAGTTTTGTCAAGATAAAGCTGTGTATAATGCTATTATGAATAGTATCCAAATTTTAGATGGAAAAGGTGATAAAGGAAAAGGTGCTATTCCTCAGATACTTTCAGATGCTCTCGCTGTGTCGTTTGATACACACATTGGGCATGACTTTTTAGAGGACTATGAACAACGATATGACTTCTACCATAGAAAAGAAGAAAAGGTTCCATTTGATCTCGACTATTTCAACAAAATTACAAAAGGTGGTCTTGCACGCAAAACCCTTAATATTGCTCTTGCTGGTACTGGGGTTGGTAAGTCTCTCTTTATGTGCCATTGTGCTGCATCTAACCTCACTAAAGGACTCAATGTTCTATACATTACGCTAGAGATGGCAGAGGAGAAGATTGCTGAAAGGATCGATGCTAATCTTCTTAATGTGACGATCGACGAACTTTCAATGCTTCCTCTAGATGCATATCAAAAAAAGATTGATCGTGTCAGAGGAAAGACAGCTGGTAAGTTGATCATTAAAGAGTATCCAACTTCATCAGCAGGATCAGCAAACTTTAGACATTTGTTGAATGAGCTAAAAGTTAAGAAAGGGTTTCTACCGGACATCATCTATATCGACTATCTAAATATTTGTATGTCTTCTAGATTCAAGCACGGATCAAATATTAATTCTTATATCTATGTTAAAGCGATTGCAGAAGAGTTACGTGGTTTGGCGGGCGAGTTCAATGTTCCCATTGTCTCTGCGACTCAGACTACTCGCTCTGGATATACAAATACGGATCTTGGACTCGAAGATACATCAGAATCGTTCGGATTGCCAGCAACAGCAGACATCATGTTTGCCCTCATCAGTTCAGAAGAACTCCAAGACCTGAACCAAATGATGGTCAAGCAGTTGAAGAATCGTTACAGCGATCCATCGATCAACAGGAAGTTCGTCATCGGTGTAGATAGAGCAAGGATGAAACTTTATGACGTTGAACAACACGCTCAGCACGACATCATTAACGACTCACCAGCGTTTGACTCAACGCCGTCCGGCAAGTTCGATAAAAGCACGTTCAAAGACTTCCATTAGATGTACATTTGATAAAAAAGTTTCAGTTCATCATAAAAAATTACTAAAGAGAGGTTTAGAATTTTTTGGAGATTATTTGTTTTCAAACAAGATTAAACCTTTTATAGGTATTCACTTCAATGTGAGTAACATTAAAGATCATGGAATGATAGAAGTACAAGAGTATGTTCATAGAAAACCTAGGATGTTTGAAATAACGATTAAAAAAACGTTGTGTGATAAATCATTCATCTCTACTCTTGCTCACGAGTTAGTTCATGCAGAACAATATGCATATGGTAGGTTGTCCGAATTTGACTTTTTATGGGATGGGGTAGATTATACTGGAAAGTCATATCATGAATTTCCTTGGGAGCATGAAGCTAGGATGTTTGAATATATTTTGTATAACCTTTACAAAGAGAAATATGGAAATTCTTAACACAATTGTTTCAATGATTGGATGGATTGTTCTATTCCATTTCTGCGTTACTGTAATCACTTTACTACGCGAAAGGAACAATAGTTCTTTCACGCAAGAGTACTTTCAACCTCCTCCCAAAGAAATTAAAGTTGAGATAACAAAAGACGGTGATCAATTTTATTTTTGGAATGAGGATAGTGGTGTTTTCCTTGCTCAAGGTAAGGATATAGAAGAAATCTTTGACAAATGTAGTAAAAGCTACCCTAACACAAAATTTTACATTCCTAAAGAGAAAGCAGAAAAGATAGGACTTAATGTAATAGCTTAGAGCCCCTTTAGCTCATGCTTGGTTAGAGCAGCGGACTCATAATCCGTTGGTGCTGTGTTCGACTCACAGAGGGGGCACCAAATAAATACAAGTTTGAGGAAGATATTATCAAATTATCATCATTTCAACCATCACTTATTAATGATTGGGCAGTCAAAGTAAGTACTTTGAATGGTGTAATTTGTATTGTTATGACAAATATTCACAGTGCTCAGACTCTTGTTAATTTTTTTGATAATGAAGCTGACGCTCACAAACATATTGAATACTGGGTAGAGAACTACAGCACATAATAGGGATTTTTATTTCCATAAATATTTCATCATGGAGTTTTTATGGCAAATTCTAATCTGTATTCTGATTTTGGATCTTGGTTAAATAAATCTATTTCTAAGTACAACTATCAAGTTGCTCCTCTTGCTCCATCTGGAAAACCTGGTAAAGTTGTAAAATCCCTTAGAGAATACAGATTACAGCTAATAAACAAACAAAATGACACATCAGATCAACTTATTGATGGTTTAAAAACAATTCTTTCTAAAAACAAAGAAATTTCTAAACTTTCCTTTAATACCATTTCTCCTAATAGCTCAAAATTTCCTAGTTACACATTTAAATACGATGGACAAGAATTTGATATTATTGTAGCTAGAGGAGCAAACAAAGGTGAAAATTTTGAAGTATCTACCATTAAAGATTTAGCTTCTTTTTTTAAGACAAATAAAGGAAGTGACAATTATAAAAAACTTATCAACCAATTAAATGAAGCTTACAAACCTTTTTCTTCTGTTGAAATCATTAATGTAGAACAAAGAAAAGGTTCTACTAAAAAGGAAGGTATAGCTATTGAAAAATTGGGAGCTATAATTGGGGATATTGTTCTTACTGATATGTCAAAAAATAAATGGTATATTTCTTTGAAGGATGTTAACGGAGCTACATTCAGTAGCTATTCTGGTGCATCAACTTTATTTGATAGTGAAGGCACATTACAACCAAATTCTCCCGGAGCAGAGTTTTTAGAGGCTTTTGGTGTAGATTTAAACAGAGTTCAAGAAGGTTTTGATCAAAGAAAATATAAGAATTCCACTCCTCCTTTAAGAAAAAAAATTCCTGTAAAAAAATTAGATCAATCTAAAATTAAGCCTATTATGGAACGTGCTTGGGGAATGAATTATTTTTATGTAAGAAAACAATCCAATGGTTGGAAAGTATTTTGGATAGATAGAAATAAGTTAAACAAACTAATTTCAAACATTTCAATTCAAGATATTAAATATCCTAGTACTTCATCAAAGCAAATATCAATTTTGTTTGGAAATAGTGAGCAAGACTATCTTATAGAAATGAGGAACTCTAAAGCAGGTGAATATCCAAACGATGTTAAAATTAAAGTAAGACCGTAATGAACTTATTAGAAGCCAAAACAATATCAAAAGAAAAAGCTCAAAAAGAGTTTACTGCTACTAAGAAAAAGGAGCATAGTGAACTTGAGGAAAAGCTAAAGCACCTTGAGCACCCAGAAGATCATATGTTAAATGCTGGTTATGCTGGTTTTCATCATGCTGTAAACACTTTACATCAAGCACATGGTATTCTTTCAGGTCATGAAACAGATGCTAAAGTATCAGAAAAGTTTGATGGTTCTCCATCTGTAGTTTTTGGAAGGCATCCTGAAACAGGAAGAGTGTTTGTAACAACTAAATCTGCTTTCAATCAAAATCCTAAAATAAACTATACAGATCATGATGTAGATACTAATCATGGCCATGCTCCAGGGTTAGCAAGTAAGTTAAAAGAAACTTTAAAACATATCCATAAAATATTACCTGCTGGACCTGGTGTCTATCAGGGGGATTTACTTCACTCTGAAGAAGATGTAGAGAAAAAAGATGGCAAGTATCAGTTTACTCCTAATACCATTACTTACTCTACACCTGTTAATAGTGAAGAGGGTAAAAAAATTACCAAGTCAAAAATCGGACTTGCAATCCACACAAAATACAATGGAAAGAGATGGGATGATTTAAAAGCCGAATATAATCCTGACCTCAAAGATTTCAAAGAACATCCAGATGTTCATGTTGTTAAACCAGACTTAAAGTTAGATCCTAAAAAATACTCTCCAGCATTAAAGAAAACATTTAATGATGAGATGGCAAAAGCTGATCAAGCATATAAAGATGCTGACCACACTCCCACAGAGCATGTAGAAGCTCATCATACTCCTTTCAAGTCTTACTTAAACCAACAAATTAACGCTGGAAAGAAGCCTTCTATTGAAGGATATAAAAAATGGTCAACTGAGAAACACCAAAAGGATATTGATAAACTTAAAACTCCAGCTGTAAAGGCTGCTAAATCAGCAAGGCATGATCTTGCTATGAGGTTAGTTGATGAAAATAGTAAACATTTCAATGCGTTAATTAAGACACATAATCATTTAATCAATGCTAAAAATGCGTTGGTAAAAGCATTTAATCAATCACAGAAATTTGAAACTCACGTTGATGGACAACCTGTCAAGACTGAAGGAACAGTGATATCAGTCAATAACAGACCATCCAAACTAAATGACAGAGAAGAGTTTAACAGATTAAATGCTCTTAAATCTAAAAACAGAAAACCAGTTACTGAAGAGCATACTAATAATTCACATGTTACTTTTGCATTTGGAAGGATGAATCCTCCTACTACTGGTCATGCTAAACTAGTTGAGAAAATGCATGAGGTAGCTAAAGAAAAAGGTGGTCCTGTTCATCTAGACGTTTCACACTCTCATGAACCAAAGAAAAATCCATTAGATCCACAAACAAAAGTAAAACATGTAAAAAGATTTTTCCCTGGTACTCATGTAGAAGCTGCAACTAAAGAACATCCTAGTTTCTTACATCGCCTTTCTAAACTTCATCAAGCTGGTTATCACCATGTTACAGTGGTTGCAGGGTCAGATAGAACAGAAGAGTATAAACATTTAATACATAAGTACAATGGAGTTCATGGTTCTCATGGACACTTTAATTTTAAATCTCATGAAGTAGTTTCTTCTGGAGCAAGAGATCCAGACTCAGAAGGAACAGAAGGAATGTCAGCTTCTAAAATGAGGAAACATGCAAGTGAAGGAAACTACAAAGAATTTAAAAAAGGTGTTCCTGAGCATGTTTCTGAAAAACATTCTAAAGAAATGTATGATGATGTTAGAAAAGGATTGGGAATTAGGGAATCGCTTAGTTTTATGAAGTTTTTTAGGCAGGGATAACATGGCACAGTTTAGAAAAGATACTCATCAATATCTCAACGATGGTAGAACGATTTTTGAGGTGATGATGTTAGCTGACCAGTATGGAAATCTGGTTGGTCCTGCAAATCCTTCAGGAACAGCTGTTGATGCTTTTGGCAGAGCAAGAGTTTCTACTCCTTTCACTCTATATGACTCGACTCATATTAGTTTTGATAACAATAAAGAAAACTCAGCTAACACGTCGACAGGAACTTACACATACGCTGCAAACACAGCATCAATTAATTTAACTGTCGACACAACTTCTGGCGCTTACGTTTATAGAGAATCAAAGAAAGCGTTTGCATACCAACCTGG